CGAAATAACTTGTGTTATAAACAGAAGGAGCATCAGTTGCTACATTAGCAGTTAAGTCCATACCGTTTGCACCTGTTGCGCCTGTAGCACCTGTAGCACCTGTAGCACCTGTAGCACCTGTAGCTCCAGTAACACCTGTATTACCGGTTGCTCCTGTATCGCCTTTGCTGGCTAACAATTGGTAAGCAGGACCAGTAGTTGGATTTAGACCAGTACTGTTTCCAGGAGCTACCAAGTTAAATTTAAGAATATAACTTGATCCGTTGTAAGTTACAACATCTCCCTTTTGATAAGTTACATCACCACTCCAAGCACCTACTACATTAAACAATGCATCAGCACCTGCACTACCTGTTGCACCTGTTGCACCTGTAGGACCTGTAGCACCAGTTTCTCCAGTTGCACCTGTACTTCCAGTGGCACCAGTGGCACCAGTGGCACCTGTATCACCAGTATCGCCTTTGCTTCCGGTTGCGCCAGTAGCTCCGGTTGCGCCAGTAGCACCAGTATCACCAGTAAATCCACGAGGACCCATGTTGCCATCCATGCCTCTCAAAGCAATAGTCTGCCAGTAACCACTATTAGTTAATGATTGACCAGTACTTGCATTAACAGCAATATAACTTGATCCATTGTCATAGACTACATCATTTACAGCATAACTTGTACCATTGCTGAATTGACCACGCCATGTAAATCCTAAACCAGTATCACCAGTTGCACCCATTGGTCCAGTTGCACCAGTAACACCTGTTGGTCCTGTGTCGCCTGTAGCGCCAGTAGGTCCGGTATCTCCTGTTGCACCTGTTGCACCTGTAGCACCTGTAGCACCAGTTGCACCTGTAGCACCAGTGGCACCCATGTTACCTTGGTCACCTTTGATTTGACCTACATTAGTGAATCCACTACCTGTCCATACTTGTAAATGGCCTGTGTCTTCTTGAATAATACCATCACCAATTTGTAGACCTGATGTGTTATAACCAGCAAGTTCTCCAGCATTAGCAACAGCATTTACAATACGAACACTAGTACCATTAGCACCTGTTGGGCCTATTGGTCCTGTATCACCAGTAGCTCCTGTATCACCAGTTGCGCCAGTCATACCTGTGTCGCCAGTGGCTCCAGTTGGTCCTGTATCACCAGTAGCTCCTGTATCACCAGTTGCGCCAGTAGCACCAGTAGCACCTGTGTCGCCAGTGGCGCCTGTGTCGCCTGTATAACCTTGAGCACCTGGAATACCAGTAGCGCCTGTAGGTCCTGTGTCACCAGTAGCTCCAGTAGGACCTGTATCGCCTTGAGGGCCTGTAGGTCCAGTGTTACCTGTGGCGCCGGTGGCACCTGTATCACCAGTAGCGCCGGTGGCACCTGTGTCGCCTGTGGCTCCAGTTGCGCCTGTTGCACTATAAGGTGCATTAATTGTTATTGTCTTAGCAGTATCATCACCACTAATAGTAATGTTAGAACCTGCTACAAAGTTAACTGAACCATTAAGGTCGCTCGTTACTGTTGTTCCGCCGTCTGCTTGAAAACCTACGGTGGCGTCGCGTAGGTTCGTAAAGTTATTGTCGCCTTCCGTAGTAGATAAAGGTGTACCTTTACCTGCACGGGTAACAATATATGGTTTTGTTGTCATTTATTTCGCTCCAGAGTTGTGCATTAAGCACATTATTTTGATATCAATTGGATACCTTACACCATGCAAGGTATCCAAATATTTAATTAAGCTAGTGCTACAGTTAAATTACCACTAGTAATTTGGAATGTATCACCATTTAATATTGATTTGCTTGTTGTTACAGCACCAAAGAACAATACATTGCCTGATCCAACAGTAATGCTATCCATAATAGCAATGTGAGTAATTGTTCCCCAATCTGCTGTAGCTGTTGGAAATGTTATAGTTGCATTAGTTGCGCTGGTTGTTACAGCTGATGTACCTGAACCTGTTGTGCTTGCGGCAGCAAATGTTGCTACTTGACGAGCATAACCTGTACCACTTGAACTGACTTCATCAGTTAAAGTACCATCTTGTAAGTGGGCTAATGCGGAACCCGATGTGTTTAAGAACAAAGCAACATAGCGTGTGCTTGGTTGAGTAAATGCTGTGGCAGTAAGAACATGGTTCAATACTTTGCCTTCTAAATAGGTTGATGCGGCTGACATAATATCTCCTTAAGGTTGTATGTGATTTCGCGAATCATAATAGTACTTATCATAAACTTCAAAAAACCCTAAAAAACTCGGAAAAACTCAAAAAAAAGAGTTTGAAAGTTGTTTGAATCTAAATACCATATGAATGCAGAACAATTAAAACAATTATTAGAACAAGTTGCTATTGTAGTAGATGGCAATCTAGTTGGTTCCACAGGTCAAATTTCTAAGAAAAAAGTTAATAGAAAGCCTAGAATTATTCGTGAAACTATTATCAATGAAGATGGCGAAGAAGAACAAATTGAAATAGAAGAACCTAATCATAATCCTACATTAGGTTATGTAGTTGTTGGCCTAAAAGAAAATTATCGAGCTTGTGAATTAGGATGCGGAGCAATAGTATCTAATCAAGTCATTGAGCGTAGATTAGTAACAACTCCGGTTAAACATTGGCGTAATTATTGTAAAAGTTGTCATAAATCACAAGGCCCTGATAATACTATGATGAATAGTGCGCAGGCACAACAAGCCTTTTCTAAGTGGTTTAGAAGCGAACAAGATAAATAAAAATGTTAGGGAGGCTTATACTTGTCCCAGGGTTATTTTTGATCATCATAATCCCAAGTCTTATAGATCAATGGCATATTGATCTCCTCATAAGTGTTACAGCCATTTCACTTATCTCTACACTCCCTAACACCTATTCTAAAGACTCGCTATAGCGAGTCTTTTTTTGGCCATTTGTTTAATGGACATGTAGCCATAGTTACAAAAACTTTTAATGGCATAAAACAACCACATTGATTACAAATAGTTATAGATCGATTAAAACTAGAACAATTTTGACATTGATCGTATCTTTCTTTAGCTTGTGCATTATCAAAAAACTTTTTACTTAATTCTTTAAGATCTATCATACTGTTACTCTGACAATAACAAGTCCATCTCCACCATACATGTATAATTCACCGCCTGACCAACTTCCATTACTGTAAGTACCGCCAACTATTGTACCACCTCCAGATCCATAAACTGGACAGCCTGAATTATGTATATGGCCGGTATAAATGTAACCAAGATCACCTGTTGTACTTTCGCCATTTCCACCAGTACTTACAGTTGTACTTGTACCATTGTATACAGTTAATATAACAGAAGTTACTCCAGATCCTCCAAGACCGCCTTGTCCATTGCTAGTATTAGCATTTTGTCCAACACTAGTTTGTCCACCTCCACCTCCACCTGCATAGCTGTATTGGCTAAAATTATAAAAACTAGCACCATTTCCACCAGAATAACTAGAACCAGATGTTCCACCATGACCTGTTGTTATTTGATTACCATTAGTACCAACTTGACCGCCATAAGCAGTAAATCCAAATCCTGTGGTATTACCACCATTAGTACCAATACTACCTCCACTGAATATTCCAAGATTATATGTTTGTTGAGTTAGTTTGACATTTAATTGTTCAATAACTTGGCCAGCGCCACCGCCTTCAAATCCTGTATAACCACTAGATTGCAAATTTCCAGAATAATTAGGATCCTTACTTGCTCCACCGCCAGCACCAATTAATAAAATATCAATTGTACCATAGTTAATTTGAGCTAGACTAGGAATAAATCTATATCCTCCAAATTGTGGTGGAAAAGTTGTAGAAGTATAAACATAATAAGTTGTAGTTTTAGCCTTTGGTATTCCAGTCATAGGAATAGTTTGACTAATTTGAGTTCCAGATTTATCAGATTTAGATTGTGTATATGTTATAGTTTGACTGGAAGTAGTATCTAAATTAGGAGAAAATATTAATGATGCCAATTCTGCATTAACTTGACTTTTAGTTCCTGTGTATCTCCAAAATGTAGTAGCAGATATTGAATTAGATTGGAATTGACCTATATTCAATGTTGAAAATTGTACAGTCCATGTTAGTCCAGTGGCTGTATCAAAATCACTTACTTGAATAGTTTGAAATGCAGTAGATACTGTATTTTGTGTATAACTTACAGAACTTGGAATACCTGTTACTTGTGTATCATAAGGTGTTCCGCGATTTACCTGTTGAGATTTTGAATCTGATCCATTAGTAGGACTTGTAACACTATAAGTTAAATTAAAATATCCTTCATAATCTACTTTAGTTAACATGACTAGACTACCTAACATTAAATTAATATTAGTTTTATTATCTGCCATGGTAAGAGTACTGGTAGATGAATTAAAAGTCCAATTATTAGCCTGACTTGTAGGTTTTAATGAAATTAATGCATTAGAATCAGTTGCAGTAACAGTAACAGTATATGTACCATTACCATTATAATTTGGATCGGTAATGTATGGATAATTAATCACAGGTGATAATGTATCTTCTACATAAGAAGTTGCATTACCATTAAGATATATTAGTTTATCAGATGCTAAAATACGATTAGCAGTAGTAGATATTGAACTATTACATAATATTTGAGCGGATAAATCAAAGAATGTTGGTTCTGATGCTGTGGTAAATGTTAAACCACCTATAGGACTATTACCTAATCCATCTACATCTTTAATAAAGCTACTATCTATAGTAAAGAAATAATTTGTATTAGCTTGCAAATATCCTGTTATATTAATTGAAAATGCATTACTTGATGTTGTTGGATAAAAACTAGCTTGACTATTTGTCCATGTGTTTAATAAAACTCCAACACCATTGTTATTATAAAAAAGACTTACCAATGCAGTATTAGAAGTTCCTTTGAATACATTGCGGTCAAAGTAAAATCCAAAATATGTATTATCATTGGCATCTAATCCAGAATTTGAACCTAAGAAATGACCTGCATCTTGAGGTCCGGTGCCAGTAGTATATAATATTGTTTGACTAGGACTACTATTACCTAATAAATCAGTAAAAAATCCTGAATTTACAACAATTGAATAAGTTGAATTTGATTGCCATGGAATTCTTAATGATTCAATAAAAACATTAACTGTCATACCTTGTTGGTATTCACAGGTAAAAGTTGAAGATAGTGTAGTTGGTGCAAGACTAATATTAGTTGCATAAACAAGATTACAACTGATACTACTTGTAGAACTAAGATTACTTTTGAAAACTAAACGGGTCATGATTGTCTACCTATTGATATTTCAGGATCACTCCCGTGTATAGTAGCTAATAAATTATTATTGCTATCATAGATAGTTATTGTTCCTGAAGGATTAACTAAAGAATCACGATCCAAATTAAGAGTCAAACCGAGACTGTTAATACTTGGGATTATCGGTGTATAACCATTAGGGTTAATATTAATTGCATTATAACTTAAAGTTAGTGCCATTGTCTACAGTCCATGTTAAAGTTGTTGAATCTGCTACTTGAGCATTGCCACCAGTATTACAACTGTTGATTACACAATTACTGGTCATTGTAATCCAATAAGTTGTTCCTGGGGTCATATCTTGAGTTGGATTAATCCATAAAATTCCATTATCATATGTAGGTGGATTTTTACCATTATATTCGGTATTGGCCCATAATAAATTGCTATCAGCTGTTTTATTATTGGTAAATGTCTTACTTAGATCAAATGTTTGAAATACTCCACTTGAACTGTTAATAGTTATTGTTCCTACATTTGTCAAATTAATAGCTTGGTTGAATACAATACCAATATCCGATTCAGGATCAACTCGTTTATTATCTGGTGATAATTTAACTTGTCCTGAATATATTCCTGGTTTGAATCCTGGTGGATTAATTTTGTAATATGAAAACAAATATGTTCTTAATCCTGTAATTTTAACAGGAGGACAAACACGATGTTGATAAACTACTGGAGGAGTTGGAGTTACAGCATCTTGTGGATCTGCTGTATGAAAATTCCAACTATAGGGATCATTAATTGCAGGACTTTGACAAGTGCCATCTGTTACAACATTTTTGTCTAATAGAATATAATAATCAGTATTAATATCTACAGAACCAAATGATAAATTTACTTGGTTGCCATTTGTAATAGTAATACTACTACCACTGATGGATTTTACTAAAGTTCCATCTGTTTTATAAATTTTAGCACTACCAGAACCTACAGTATAAGCCGCATTGGTATAACTTCCTGTAATTCTAAACCAATAGTTACCATCATGTGGAGCTCTATCAGAACTTGAATTAGCCACAGGAATAGTACTATCTGAAGTAGATAAATCACCGGGAAAGAATGTACCAAAAGTTAAATTACAAGTTGCAGATGATTGATTATTAATATATGTTGGATCTAGACTAACTGTACCATCATTACTAACTTCAATACCTGTACCGGCTTTAACACTTCCATTAAAAGTACTATTAACAGCTGATTTAACAGTGGCAACAGTATCTGGACTAATGCCAAATAAACTAGCCAATTGATCGGCAGTTTTACTAGCTATATCGCCCCAATTGATTTTACCAGCAACATAAAAGGCCAATGCACCCATCGCTAATTTGGCACCTGTGCTACTTAAAAGACTATTGCCACTACTATCTACTACACTGGCATTATATGGAAGAACATCTGGTGCTTGTACATAGGTAAATGGTAGGCCTGCACTCGCTGGACTAAATTTACTTGTACCTTGTTGATTACCTGCACGAACTTTGAAATACCAAGTGGCTGTTTGTAATTCAACAGTCTTAAAACTTGTTGTTGAACCGGTAGTAAATGGTCCGCTATTGGCACTACGAGTAGAACCTTGGAACACATAATTTACACTATCGCTTGATGCCCAAAATTCCATATCTGTAACAACACCACTAGGTACCGTAGCTGTAATTGTAATACTTGGTTGGCTTGAAATTGTTGAACTTGCTACTGTAGGTGCAATTGGAGTTCCGATTGCCGCCAAATTAGGATTACTACTTGTTCCTAATAATGGAGTAAATTGATCAATGGTATCAACAGTATAAACATCTGGATTATAACTTAGACCAGTTACAGTTATAGTTAATTCACCTCGGTCATCTTCATTTTTAACTAATTTAATAACTCTAAATTGACGATTAGTAAATCCATAAGTTGCATTGGTTAATCCAAATACATCTCCAATTTGTAAATTATAACTGGAAAAATCTGTCTTAAATTCTACGGCTAGATCTTCTCTACTTTGACGAAGAATAATATTTCCTACAATAGCCGCTTGAACTTGATTATTAATAAAATCATGTTGAAGTTTAAGAACATTAACAGGTTCATTATAATCTAAATCAGCACTAGGTAAATCAATACGAATGTAATTGTTTTGATCTCTATAATATGCATAAGGGAATTGTACTTCAACACTATTGTAATAACTGTCTAATGCTGTACCTGTAGCATTAACTTGACCAATAATATTATGATCACTAAATGTAAATGATTGGCTAACAGCCTGTTGAATTAATACACTCCATTTGCCGCTGGCTACATCATAGGTAATATAACTACCAGCTGTAGCGGCCAATTTGTCCATGTTATCAAGAACTTTATTATTTGTCGAAACAAGGCCATTAACAGCATATCTTTGTTGTGCAGGGAAATTACCATAAGTTACTGATTGGGCACTATAGGTATTCAATGCAGTAATGCTTGAAGTATTAATTAAATTAGGATTAATACTTGCACCATAAAGATCATTAGTCATATAATCGTACAAACAATCTCCAGGCAAACTCATGGTGTTTACCACATGAAATTTTAAGTTAGGAATTGTACTAATACCTTTACTTTGATCATAATTTAATTTAACAATGGCAAAAACAATATTTTCCGCCATGTAAGTATTATTCCATCCAGGCATAATACTATAAGCCGCTGATGGTACAGTACCGGAAATAGGAGTTGTAGTACCAGGTTGTACTGGCAACATGGGGCTACTACTATTACCTTGGTACAAGTAGATACCTAAATCATTTTGTGCCCTATAATCTATAACCCCAGTATCATCTGTAGTATGGTCTACAGTAGTACCGTCACTAGCAAAGGTAATAAGTTTATTATCTAAATAAATTGCATCAATATGTATTTGACTAGCGGCACCTGTTGAATATAAATTACCTGTAGTTTCACATAAGGCTATGGCTGTCCATAAACTTAAATTATTATTGGTTAATTGTATATCAAAAATTGTTCCACCAAGATAACTAGCACCATATGCAACAGGAATTTTATTATCTGTTGCAGGTTGGATTTGAATACGATTATCTGGAACTGTTGTAGTAGTATTTTTATTTGTAAGACCATTAATAAATCGCATTAGTCCAAATGCCGCGGCAACACGGACTAGACTTCCTACTAGGCTTGAGTTTTCGGCCCAAGAAAAAATTGATCCTATTGCATCTAACCAACCCATATCTTTTCCTTATGCCTGTACTACCTGACCGGTAGTTGAATTTATTGTACTCACAGGTGCTGTTCCACCAAAGTCCCATACCGCATCTGTTAATGATGCCACACGATTCATTGCATTATCTCCTGGGAACCAATAGTTTTGATCTGCTTGATTGGTTCTGCGTCCTGCTTCTTGTTTGCTTAATACCGCTAAGGTACTTGCACAAGTTAAATTAATTGTGCTGGTTACTGTTTGACTTGAATAATTTGTCCACTTTTCATCAATAGAGAAATTACTAACAACACCAACAAATTCTAATATTGGATTTCCAGCAATGTTTAAGAAATTTCCACTAGTATCAAAAAATACCTTGCGTATTTCTACTGGAGCCGCTTTAATTGGATTGGATACAATATCACTCATATATTGTGCAGGTATCCCTGATAGTGAAATAGTTACATCAGCTTGGCTGGATTTAAGTTCATTGGCAATTTGAGTAACACCCAACAATGTGCCTACAGCAGGATAACTATAACTTTGACCATCACTTTCAGTAATACTAAATGGAGTTGAATGATTGCTTACACGCACTACAACCTGGCTTCCATTTTGTGTGAAAACCATACGAATAAAAGTTGCTTGTTGTATGCCAACATAAGGTGCTAAATTTAAGGCAGTGGTCATGGTGTTGGTAAACTCTCTACAAATATAAATGGTTTATCCCAAGTAACAATACCACCGGGACTAATTTTATAATCTGGAATTTGTGTACAGATAACATAAAATTGAACATTATTACCTACTAATAATGTATAAGTTCCACTAGATTCTAATACAGGACGATTTAATACCACATTGGTTCCTGTAACATCTCCAAATACACTATAAACTCGAGGTTGTCCACTTAATTGAACAACATCACCACTTTTTAATTTTGTTCCACTACCACCTGATATTGTTGCAAGATTACTACCTTGTGTAACAGTTATGCTTGTTGGTTGTGTTGTACCTTGATAAGGAAATAAATTAGTATGACTAAAATTTACATACGCAGGTGTATAACGATCAAAATTATCTATAGTTTCAATGTATGCTCTAACACCTGGATCATTATATCTTAAACCACTTGCAGGAGTAACTGTAAAACGCCAAATGATTCCACCGCGACTAACAGCACGAACTGTTTGGTCACGGGCCATTGTTGAG